AAAGATAAACCAACTTATTTAACAGGCACACATTATATGTACTTGCAGTGGAGTAAGATTGATGTTGGTCCACCAGATTTTAGAGAAGCGAATAGATTATTTTTTATATTCTGGGAAGCATGTAAAGCAGATACAAGATGCTACGGGATTTGTTACCTTAAAAATCGTAGGTCAGGATTCTCTTTTATGGGATCTGGAGAAGTAATTAATTTAGCCACTATATCAAGTGATTCCAGGTACGGAATATTATCTAAAACTGGGGCGGATGCTAAAACAATGTTTACTGATAAAGTTGTACCAATTTCAGTTAACTATCCTTTCTTTTTTAAACCGATTCAAGATGGTATGGATCGACCTAAAACAGAATTAGCATATAGAGTACCAGCTTCTAAATTTACTAGAAGAAAGATAGAAATGGGTACTGTTAATGCGGAATTACAAGGATTAGATACGACAATTGATTGGAAAAATACTGGGGATAATAGTTATGATGGGGAAAAATTAAAACTATTAGTACATGATGAATCAGGAAAGTGGGAGAGACCTAACAATATATTAAATAACTGGAGAGTTACAAAAACAACACTAAGATTAGGAAGTAGAATTATTGGAAAATGTATGATGGGTAGTACTTCTAATGCATTAGATAAAGGAGGAGATAATTTTAAAAAATTATATTATGATTCAGACGTTACAAAAAGAAATGCCAATGGACAGACTCGCTCAGGACTCTATAATCTGTTCATTCCTATGGAATGGAATTACGAGGGATACATTGATTCTTATGGATTACCTGTATTCGATACACCGAAAACCAAAACTACTGATGTCCACGGGACAGAAATAAAAATAGGTGTTGTAAATTATTGGCAAAATGAAGTAGATGGTTTAAAAGGAGATCATGATGCTTTAAATGAATTTTATAGACAATTCCCACGCACAGAAGAACACGCGTTTAGGGATGAAGCCCAAAATAGTTTATTTAATTTAGTTAAAATATATGAGCAAATTGATTGGAATTCTGATACTAAAAATAGTGGATTAATAACTCAGGGGAATTTTCATTGGGTTGATGGTGTAAAAGATAGTAAAGTTGTCTTTGCCCCCAATAATAAAGGAAGATTTTTTACTTCTTGGGTGCCACCATATCATTTACAAAATAAAATAGTAAGTAAAAATGGATTTAAATATCCTGGTAATGAACATATAGGGGCTTTTGGGTGTGATCCTTACGATATTTCAGGAACAGTAGACAAAAGAGGCTCAAATGGGTCATTACATGGTTTAACTAAATTTAGTATGGAGAACCATCCTATTAATCATTTTTTCTTAGAATATATAGCCAGACCGCAAACAGCTGAAATATTTTTTGAAGATGTATTAATGGCATGTATATTTTATGGGATGCCTATATTAGCAGAAAATAATAAACCAAGACTTTTATATTATTTTAAAAGAAGAGGATATAGAGGTTACTCTATAAATAGGCCAGATAAAAAATATACTAAATTATCAGTAACAGAAAGAGAAATAGGTGGTATACCTAACTCATCTGAAGATATAAAGCAGGCACATGCAGCGGCGATAGAATCATATATAGAAGACTATATAGGATTAAGGCAAGACGGTACATATGGAGATTTGTACTTTCTAAGAACATTACAAGATTGGGCTAGATTTGATATAAATAATAGAACTTCACATGATGCTTCTATAAGTTCTGGACTTGCTATAATGGCCTGTAATAAACATAAATATAGACCTAACCCTATAATTGATAGAAAAATTTATGATTTAGGGATTAAAAAATACACAAACACCGGAGTAGTTTCAAAAATAATTGAATAAATGAAAATATACACTAATTCTAATAGCGCTTTTCCAAGTCAGGTAGTACCAGATGCCGAAAAAGCTTCAATTGAATATGGTTCCCAAGTAGCATCTGCTATTGAGACAGAGTGGTTTAATCAAGGCAGAACTAATGGTAATAGATATTTAACAAATTGGAATAACTATCATTATTTAAGATTATATGCAAGAGGAGAACAACCTGTACAAAAATATAAAGACGAATTAGCAATTAATGGAGATTTATCATATTTAAATTTAGATTGGAAACCAGTACCAGTTATTTCTAAGTTTGTAGATATAGTTGTAAATGGTATATCTAATAAAGAATATGATATTAAAGCTTATTCTCAAGACCCCCAATCAGTAAAACAAAGAACAGATTATGCTACTGCTATTGCTCAAGATATATATGCTGCAGATCTTATTCAACAAGCTAGAGAAAACTTAGGGGTTGATGTCCAACAGTCCAATTTATCGGCATTAGAATTGCCTCAAACAAAAGAGGAGTTAGAGCTTCATATGCAATTATCTTATAAGCAAGCTATCGAAATTGCCGAAGAAGAGGCTATAACACAAACTTTAGCTCAAAATAAATGGGAGTTAACAAAACGTAGAATAAACCAAGATTTAGTAGTATGTGGAATTGCTTCTTGTAAAACAAATTTTAATAAATCAAATGGAATAACTGTAGACTATGTAGATCCAGCTTATATGATATATTCTTATACAGAAGATCCAAATTTTGAAGATATATATTATGTAGGGGAAGTTAAATCTATTACAATACCTGAACTTAAAAAACAGTTTCCTGGTATTTCTAATGAAGAATTACAAAGAATTCAAGAAATGCCCGGGAATAGGCAATATATAACAGGCTGGGGTAATTATGATAATAATACGGTTCAAATATTATATTTTGAATATAAAACTTACATGAATCAAGTATTTAAATTAAAGCATACAGAAAATGGATTAGATAAAATAATTCAAAAAACTGATGAGTTTAATCCTCCACCAAGTGATAATTATAATAGAGTTTCTAGAAGTATAGAGGTATTATATGAGGGAGTTAAAGTTTTAGGAACAAATACAATGCTTAAATGGGAGCTTGCTGAAAATATGACAAGACCCTTAGCTGATACTACGAAGGTAGAAATGAATTATGGTATATGTGCACCTAGAATGTATAAAGGTAAAATTGAATCTTTAGTAGGTAAGATAACTGGGTTTGCTGATATGATCCAATTAACGCATTTAAAAATGCAACAAGTATTAGCTAGGATGGTTCCAGATGGGGTTTTCTTAGATATGGATGGTTTAGCGGAAGTTGATCTTGGTAATGGTACAAATTATAATCCAGCTGAAGCATTAAATATGTATTTTCAGACTGGTAGTATAGTTGGTAGATCTTTAACCCAAGATGGGGAATTAAATAGAGGCAAAGTCCCTATTCAAGAACTTAAGTCTTCATCAGGAGGTCAAAAATTAGCAGCATTAGTACAAACTTATCAATACTATTTACAATTAATAAGAGATGTGACCGGATTAAATGAAGCTAGGGATGGTAGTATGCCAGATAAAGATGCCTTAGTAGGTTTACAAAAAATGGCAGCCAACGCATCTAATATTGCAACTAAGCATATTAATCAAGCTAGCCAATATATTGCTTTAAGAATTTGTGAAAATATTTCTAAAAAATTAGTAGATGTATTAAGTTTCCCTTTAACTCATAATGCATTAATAGAAAGTATATCTTTATTTAATGCACAGACATTAGCTGAAATATCTAATTTAAGTACACATGATTTTGGTATTTATTTAGAATTAGAGCCTGAAGAAGAAGCACAAGCATTATTAGAACAAAATATTCAAGTAGCTTTACAACAACAGGGTATTGATTTAGAAGACGCTATAGATATAAGGCAAATAAAAAATCTTAAATTAGCTAATCAATTATTAAAGCAAAAACGTAGGCAAAAAATTGAAAGAGATCAAGCCCAACAACAACAATTAATACAGGTCCAAGCAGAGGCTAATACTCGATCACAGCAAGAATTAGCAATGGCTGAGGTTCAAAAACAACAAGCTTTAACTGAACAAAAGGTAAGTATAGAGCAAGCGAAATCTCAATTTGAAATACAACGCATGCAAACAGAACTTGAGGTAAAACAACAATTATTAGCTCAGGAATTTGAATACAATAAACAATTAGCTCAAATTAAAGCTAATGTAGAATTGTCTAAAGAAAAAGATATAGAAGATAGAAAAGACAAAAGAGTAAGAATACAAGGAACTCAACAAAGTGAATTGATTACACAAAGACAAAATGCTGGTCTTCCACAAGATTTTGAGCAAGGTGGAGGGTTAGACATAAATTTAGGTGAATACCAAGAAGATATAAATCAAGGAATTCCATCTAATTAATTATTAATTTTATAATATTATATTATGCCAACAGAAGTAAAACAAGAGGGCGACTTTAAGTTAAAGTCGAAACCCCGAAAACCTAAAAATTTAGGTGAAGAAAAAGAACCTTACAAAGTAAATCTTAATGATCCTGATGCGCAGGGTAAAGTTGTACCAGATGAGGTTAAAATAAAAGTAAAAACAGAAGATTTAAATAAATTAGGAGATGCCGTTCCAAAGCGAAAAACAACAGGAGTATCTGAGGATACACGAACCGGAAATATACAAGAGGTGGATGAGCCTATACGGTCCAGCGAAGACGTGGAAGTTCAAGAATCCAAAGAGGATGTTAAATCTGAAGAAAACCCCATTCAAGAAATAATTGAAGAGGTTAAGGAAGAAAAGGTAGAAAAACCTGAAGAAAAAATAGTAGAACAACCCATACCGGAACCTGTTCCAGAAGTTGTTTTACCTGAAAATATAGAAAAATTAGTTTCTTTTATGAAAGAAACAGGGGGTAGCGTAGAAGACTATGTAGCATTAAATAAAGATTATTCTAAATTGAATGATACAAGTGTTTTATATGAATATTACTCCAACACAAAACCCCATCTTGATAAAGATGAAATTGCTTTTTTAATAGAAGATAATTTTAATTTTGATGAAGATGTGGATGAAGCAAGAACGATCAAAAAGAAAAAGCTTGCTTTTAAAGAAGAGGTTGCAAAAGCCAAAGGCTATTTAGAAAGTTCTAAAGCAAAATATTACGACGAAATCAAGTTGAGACCCGGCGTAACTCAAGAACAACAAAAAGCCCTAGACTTTTTTGACCGCTACAACGCGCAGCAAGAAATAGCTACTAAACAGCATGAGGATTTTAGATCTAATACTAAAAATCTTTTTTCTAATGAATTCAAAGGTTTTGATTTCAATGTAGGGGAAAAGAAATTTAGATATAAGATTAATGATCCTGGTAAGGTAAGTGATGCTCAAATCGATGTTAACAACTTTGTTTCTAAATTTTTAGATAAAGATGGTAATATGGTCGATGCAAATGGTTATCACAAGGCTATGTATGCTGCAATGAATACTGATAAAATTGCTCATCATTTTTATGAACAAGGGAAGGCCGATGGCATTAAAAATGTTATTGAAACTTCCAAAAACCCATCAACTGACGAACCGAGGCAGGTTGCCGATGGAAACGTTTTTATAGGCGGATTGAAAGTAAAATCGATTAGTGGATTAGATTCAACTAAATTAAAAATAAAAACAAGAAAATTTAACTAATTAAAAATTTTAAATTATGGCTTTAAGTCCTCAATTTGGCTCGATCGTACCGAGTCAATCACAATTGGCGCTTCAAACCAACTATCTTAACTTTGCTGGTGCAGCAGGGGTAAATTTTTCTCAACAATATTTACCTGAGTTATACGAGCAAGAAGTTGAAAGATATGGTAATAGAACTTTATCTGGATTCTTAAGAATGGTTGGCGCAGAAATGCCTATGACAAGTGACCAAGTAGTCTGGTCAGAACAAAATAGACTACATATATCTTACAATAACTGTACATCCGCTTCAGCGGCAGGGACAATTACAATTCCTGTTGCAGCTGGACCTCCGGCTATTGTAAACGTAGTTTCTCCATCTTCAACAATTGTTGTTATGGATGATCTAGGGAATGAATGTAAATGTTTAGTAACTGATAGTAATACTACTACTGGTGTACTTGCAGTACAGCCTTATACTGCTGCTAGTTTAGTTGCTGCAGGTATTGCTGACGGTGCTAGTAACAAAATATTTGTTTACGGTTCTGAATTCAGAAAAGGAACAGGTACTACTGGCGCAGCAGTTGGTGCAAATGCATTGTCTCAAAGTGCTAACCCAATGGTTAGTGTTGATCCTGCATTCACTACATTTACTAATTCACCAATTATCATTAGAAGTAATTATACTGTTAACGGTTCTGACACAGCTCAGATCGGTTGGGTAGAAGTTGCTACTGAAGATGGTACAGGTGGATATTTATGGTTCTTAAAAGCTGAGTCTGAAACAAGACTTAGGTTTGAAGATTACCTAGAAATGTCTGTAGTAGAAGGAGAATTAAACTCCGGTGGTGTTATAGCTAATACCTATAATGGTACTGAAGGTTTATTTGCTGCTATTAATAATGGTGGTAATGTAGAAGTTGGATTCACAGCTGCTGCTGGAATCGATGCTTTTGATGCTATTCTTAAAAACCTTGATACTCAAGGGGCTATTGAAGAAAACATGTTATTCTTGAACAGAAATACTGCTCTTGATTTTGATGATATGTTAGCTTCTATATCTTCGGGTGTAGCAGGCGGAGTAGCTTATGGGTTATTTGAAAATTCAGAAGAAATGGCTTTAAACTTAGGTTTTAGTGGTTTCAGAAGAGGTTCATATGACTTCTATAAAACAGATTGGAAATACTTAAATGACGCTTCTACAAGAGGCGCTATGACAGGTCCTGCTTCT